GAATGGCAATATCGTCGCATCGGTCAAAGAGAACACCAAGCGCGACAGCCGCCGCAACTAGCTCCGGCGGGCGAGACGCCCGCGCTCCGGCTACATTACGGCTGTAACCCGGAACGGGTTCCGGGTTAACACGCCTCGCCCGCGCGCGTAAATTGCGCGCATGGCCTGGGCAAACACATTACTGGACGCATCTTTTCGCGGAATCGTTTTTGATATAGTCAAAACCGACGATACGGCTGACCGCGCGCTGGTCGAGCACGCTTACCCCTACGTGGACGGGGCGGACGTGGAGGATATGGGGCGCGGGGCGCGGCATATCAGCGTCGAGGCGGTGTTCTACGGCGATGATTACGAGGATCGCCTCAAGGCGTTTTTACTCGCGCTGGACGGGTTGGATGTGCGTTTCGCCGACCCGAAGAATCATCCCGACGCGTATCTGACCCACCCGGTGTTCGGCGAGATACTGGTCAAGTCGGCGCGCTACGCCGTCCACCACGATGCGGACAATGTCGACGAAGCGACGGTCACGGTCGAGTTCATCGAGTCCACGCCGGGCAACCCGTTTTTCTCCACAATTCCGGCCACCCAAAAAATCGAGGCGGTCGCGCAACACGGCGCTGCCGCGACCGCCGCCGCCACGTCCGCCGCAGGCGCGGTGGTTGACCAAGTGAAAGCCGCCAAACCGCTATCTGCTCTCGATAAATTGCGCACCGCGATGACCGGGCCGATCTTGGCGCTCACTTCGGGTATATCCGTGGTGTTGTCCGGGCTGGACGTGCTGGCTTATCCGCGCGCCTGGGGTAACGATATTTCCGCGATGGTGGGCGGGCTGCTGGATGCGCGGCTGTGGGGCGACCAGCTGGTCGCCGACTGGGCGAGTATCCGCAGCGATCTCGACGCGTTCTCTATTTTTAGTTCGCCTTCTGCCGCGCCCGCGCCGATCACTTCGGGGGTTGCGCCGACTGAGGCGCAGGCCGCCGATGCTGTCGCGGCCACGGTGCGGGTCAACGCGGCGGTGGGGTTGGGAAATGCCGCCAGCTACGTGCTGGCGGGCGAGTCCGCTACGCCTACGCTCTCGCCCGACGAAATCGAGGCCGTATCCAATATCGCGCGAGGCGCTATCGAAGCCGCTATCGAGCAGGTGCGCGGTATCTACGGGATCGAACAGAGCCGCACCATCACCGAGCCGTTGAAGGATCAGGCGCTGGCGTTGCAGGAGGCGGCGCGATCGATCATCGCGGCGCGCCCGCCGCTCGTTTGGCGTACCGTCTCCGCGCCGGGAAATATGCGCTTGCTTGCTCACTTTTTATATGGCGACAGCGACCGCGCGCCGGAGCTGTGGCGTTTAAACGGGGCGCGCAGCCCGTTCGTCGAAGTGGGAGATCAGGTTCATGCTTACGCCAGATAAAGTTACGTTACTAATCGCGGGGAAAGAACACGGCGATTGGTCGAGCTACGAGGTGGATTCCGATCTGCTCACGCCCGCCGATGCCTTCCATGTCACGCTGGGTATGCCGGACGGGCAGATGCCGCCGGACGTGGTGGCGGGCGCTTCGGTCGAGGTCAAGGTGGGCGCGGATACGGTGATGACCGGCTACGTGGACGAAATCGCCCATCAGGTCAGCAAGACTTCGCACACCTTCACAATGTCCGGGCGCGACTTTGCCGCCGATTTGCTGGATTGCGCTTGCCCGATTTTTACCAAAAAAGAAGCGGCGTTGAGCGAGATCGTCGCGGCCATCGTGCGCGACTTCAATATAACCAAGCACATCATTGATGCCGATACCACGCTCACCCGCAAGAAAGTGGCGGTGGATCCGGGCGAGTCGGCGTGGAATACGCTGTGCCACGCCGCCGAGGCGAACGGGCTATGGCCGTGGTTTGAGCCGGACGGGACGCTGGTGGTGGGCGGCCCGGACTATAACGAGCCGGAAGTGGCGACGCTGATCCTGCGCCGCGACGGCAGCGGGAATAATGTGATCAGCCTGGATAAAACGGAGTCTATGGCGGAGCGGTTTTCCAAGGTCACGGTGTACGGTCAAGCGCCCGGCACTTCGCTCGATCCGGGGCAGAATAATTTGTATTACAGCGCGCCGGATTACGCGGTATCGCGCAACCGGCCCAAGATCGTGCAGGATCACGAAGCGGATAGCGTCGCCGTCTGCACCGGCCGCGCGCGCAAGCTGATCGCGGACAGCCGCTTGCAGGGGCTGACGCTCTCTGCCTTAGTCAAAGGCCACCGCATCGTTGCGCCCGGCCAGCCCGCCGATGGGCTGCTGTGGAAGCCTGGGCAACGCGTCCGCGTGATCTCTGAACCACACGGGATTGATGAGGTGTATTTTTTAATGGCGCGCAAATTCACGCGCAATCGGTCAGACGGAACGCGTACCGCGCTGACACTCAAGGAAGACGGCGCGTGGCTGATGGATGCGCACCCGCATAACCGGCATCGCCGGGGCAAGAACAGTTTGCCGAGCATCGTGGGTACCGCGCCATGATCCGCATGATCGACGAACGCATCCGCCGCAAGCTCGCCGGGATACGCCAGGCGTTTCGCGGCATCGTGACGCTGGTCAACGCGGCGGGCGCGGTGCAGCTGGTTCAGGGTGAAGGGCTCAAAGATGAGCAGCTTCAGGATACCGAATACTTCCAGCATTTCGGTATGACCAGCAATCCGCCCAAAGACTCTATGTATGTGGTTTTGCCGCTCGGCGGCAAGACTGGTCACAGCATCATCATCGCCACCGAACACGGCAGCTACCGGATGAAGAATCTCGCCTCGGGCGAGACGGCGATCTACAACCAGTGGGGCGATCACGTGCTGCTGAAGGCGAATCGTCGCATGGAGCTGGTGTCATCGGTCGGCGTGGACATCACCAGCCCGGAGGTGACTATGAGCGGGAACCTTGTTGTGCAAGGCGACATCAGCGATCACGGTAACAAGAAGATGGCCGATATGCGCGCGGTGTTTAATGCGCACACCCAAGCCGTATCTGGCGGGCTCGCCGCTGCGCCATCTGGACAGATGTGATGGATGCCTTTATATCTCCCACGACCCGCGATTACGTGCTACTGCAAGGCGCGGCGCAACGCGACCCAGCCGGTGGATTAGCCAATTCGCTCTACCTGCGCCTGACCACGCCGCTGGGTAGCTACTGGGCGGACAAAACGCTGGGCAGCAAGCTGCATACGCTGGCGCGCGAGAAGGATGTGGCGCGCGTCGCGATTCTGGCCGCGCAGTATGCGGATCAGGCTCTCGCGCCGATCATTGCCGACGGGCGCGCCACCCGGATCGACGTGACCACGTCGCGCCCCGGCAACGGGCGCATGTACCTGCTGATCGAGGTGATCGCCGCCAGCGGCGAGACCTTAACCTTCAAACATCCGGTCGGAGTAATTTGATATGCCGTTTCCAGTAAAAGATTACCGCCAAGTCCGCGCCGATATTCTGCGCGACATCGCCAATCAGTTACCCGAGGCCTACACCGGCGCAGATTCGGACTTCTACATCCGCGCAAATGCGACCGGGAATGCGGTCGAGGGGCTGTACGAGCACCAGCAGTGGATCGCCCGGCAGATTTTTTCAGACACGGCAGATGTGGATATTTTGGAGTTGCGCCACGCCACGCCGCGCGGAATTATTCGCAAGGCGGCTGCGTTTGCGACCGGCACGGTGCGTTTCACCGGCTCGGTTGGCAGTTCGATTACGTTGGGCACTGAGGCTAAAACCAGCAGTGGCGTCGCGTTTGTCACCACCGCATCCGGCGTGATCGGAGGTGGTGGCACGGTGGACATCGCCGCGAGGGCATCGCTGGCTGGGTTGGCTGAAAATCAGGCGGGCGGTACCGCGCTGACGCTGACCTCAGCCCCTGCCGGAGTGCAGTCGCAAGCCAGCATCGTGAGCATGACTGGCGGCACCGACATCGAAACGCCCGCCGCGCTGCTGGCGCGCGTGCTGTACAACATGCGGATGCCGCCGATGGGCGGAGCGAAGCACGATTATTACGCCTGGGCGATGGAAGTGCCGGGCGTGACGGATGCCTACGTGTTCCCATTACGGCGCACGGCCAACAGCGTGGACGTGGTGTTTGAGACGATTGGCGGGTTGCCCTCTTCGCAGCTGGTCGCCGATGTGCTGGCGCATATCAATAGCGTGCGCCCGCCCTGCGTTGATTTGGCGGTGATGGGCCCGACGCTGGTGCCTGTGATTATCGCGGGCGTGCTGTCGCTGGATGGCATCACGCTGGGTGATGCAACTACGGCCATCACGGCGCTGCTGCAAACTTATTTCGCCACACTTAATGTGGGCGATGTAGTGCGTAAGGTGAGGATCGAGGCGCTGATCACCAGCGTGACAGGTGTGGTGGATGTGACTCTCTCCGCGCCGTCCGCGAACGTGCTGATCCTGGCGGACGCCACCCATTCAGAGCTGGGCACGCTCGGTACGGTGACGCTGACCTGACATGAACAACACCGAACTCCTACAGCGCTCTTTGCCCCCCGTCGCCTACGACGGTACCGCACCGCTGATCTCCGCCGAGCTGACGGCGGAAGGCAATGCGCTGGACGAAGCGCAGCGATCGGCGGGTGCGTTGCTGAATGAGGCCGACCCGCGCACGGCGAGCGCGACGATCGGTGACTGGGAGCGTGTGCTGGGGTTATCGGCAGTAGGTCTCGGGCTGGATCAGCGCAGGGCGGCGGCCGGCGCGAAGTATTACCAGCACGGCGGACAGTCCCGCCCTTACTTCATCGCGCTTGCGGAGACGCTGGGCTTCGCTGGCGCCACCATCAGCGAATACGCACAAGCCAACTGCAACGGCAACTGTAACGATGCGCTCTACAGCACTGCCGATCTATTTGTCTGGACGCTGAACGTGTCAGTTTTGGGTGGGTATTTCGGCGCGAACTGCAATAGCAGTTGCAATGATGCGCTGGGTATGTGGGGATACAGCACGCTGGAAAACGCGATCAACGTGGCCAATCCAGCCCACACGCGGGCGAGGTTTAATTACTTTTAACGGAGAGCAATCATGAAGCGCATTAATACACTCAACAAATCTGTAAACCTGTTCGGCTCGGGCAAGCATGGCTTCCGCAACGGAGATATTGCCACGAATACACAGCCTACGGAGTTCGATGCGGACTGGTGTAACAATATCCAGGAGGAGCTAGCCACACTCATTGAAGCTGCCGGGCTGACGCTCAATCCGGCCAGTTACTCGCAGCTATTGGAAGCCATCGAGCGCCTGATCGACGCGCAGTCCGGAAACTACGCGCTGGACACCGGCGCAGCCGATGCCTACGTGATCGCGCTGAATCCGGCGATCACGACCTATATTGACGGAATGACGGTTCGCATTAAAGCGATTAACGCCAACACTGGCGCATCGACGCTGAATGCGGGCGGTGGCGCGGTGACGTTGGCCAACGATGTGGGCGGCGCGCTCGTTGCCGGTGACGTACCGGCTGGCGGCGTGTTCACGGCTACTTACCTTACGTCAGCCAACAAATTTTACATCAACTCGCTGGTACCCTCGCAAGCCATGTCGCAGGCTGCAGCGGATGCGCGCTATGCACCCATCGCCGTCGGAACTTCTTTTACAAATTCCCTCGGCGCGGATGTTAATCTTGACAACACCTCAAATTATTTTGTGGGGCCATCGGTCGCGCAAGGCACACTTTACAAGTGGCTGGTCACCGGCACGGTGACATTGGACACAGGTGCCGGGGGCGATATTTTTGACATAAAATTATGGGATGGCACAACCGTTATTGCCTCTGCCCAATGGGTAAGTCAAAATCTGGTAAACGCGATTACACTATGTGGAGTAATTGAGTCCCCTGCTGCCAATTTGAGGATCAGCGTTAAGAATGCTTCGCGGGCGTCAGGAACTTATATCCTGTTTAACGCGAGCGGAAATGCCCACGA